ACGAGTTTCTTTGAAGAGGCATAATAAAAATTGTTTGAATTTAATTATGAAAATGAGCAGATTGCTTGTTTGAGGAAAGTGGCCCTATGCCGTTCTCCCATTTGCAAGTTTAATCGCTTGTTATTTGGATAGGATTGCATAGTATTAACACCTTTTGCAAGTCTGAAGTTGAAAATTGCCTTTGATTTGAGAATGATTACTTATTTCGGGAGTATAGTTGTCCCATGGATGGACTAACAAACTACCAACCCCGTTTATTCACTTTTTTCAAAAGTGATGCAGGCTACACGGAGCCGAAGTTGTTTTGACGTGATATACCTTTACACCGTGTGTATTGGAATTATATATCTTGGATTTTTAATCCATTGGTGCGTCACCAAGGTGGGTTTACCCTGCCCATGTATATTTTAAGATTTAAATGGACATAAAGTAAATTGTAGCTTATAGATTGTAATATTATTTAGCCATAGATTGGTATAGAGGCAGCCATAAATGCCTTCATCACCCATCAACAGTAGTACTGATCATAGTTTACTAAGATCTACTGATCAATCGCATTTGTGCTGGTAGATCAAACAAGTTTAATGGTTTTCTTGGCTAAAAAATTTGGATGAGATATACGTATTTCAGTCCTAAATCCGTGATATTACGGTCCCACCCGAGTCTGAGCGGGCGCTTTTATTAGCATCTCAGTCTGGTACCAAATTGGTAGGTTAGCCCCAAAGTGCGAAGCCAAGTTATTCAATTTTATTGATGGGCATCTCCACCACCTAGAAAACGGGTGGTGTGCACTGCACATCGACAAAATGACTCATGTAGTAATTTATGCAGGAGCTTACATACAATATATCAAAATTCATCCTTGAGAAGGGTGTGCCATGGTTGAGGTGTAAAAGATTAATAATCTAGTTCGCTTGCGTTCATATCTGGTGCAAAATTACGTCTGACGCTCTGTTATAGGAGTTAGGGCATGTGTCGCCTTTTAATGGAAAACTGCCGATTCCCAGTTGTGGGATAAGCAAACTTTTTCATTAGAAGGTGTTGTTGATTTATTGACAACCCTTCTGATGATATTATGGCTTCAACAAATACTGGATACGAGTTAGATGAAGACTTTCTCTCAGCTATGGCTGAGGGGCGGGTTTTAATAAGAGTAGATAATAGAAGAAATAGAAGTAATATTCCAATATATATAGGAGAAGACATGACATCGGAAGCCATTTATGATATGGCTGTACATTTCGCATATGATAATCATCCTATAGAGGAATGTACTTGTCATAGTAGTAAGGGCTGGTTTGGACCCAGCAATTGTATGGGTTGTAAAGATAGAGTTTCAACATTTTTGTCTGTATTTCATATGGAAATACGAATTGAAAGAGAGAGACAACATAATTTGTTTCTCAATCAACAGTTGGAGAGTGTTCGTATGGCTTTTGCCAATGCACAATCTTCAGCTCCACCAGAGCATGTAGATCCCGATATAGTTCCACAAAATGGTGATGAATTTGATATTGGTAATATTACATTTGATGATGATGAATCAGATGGAATTAGATCTGAATTTGGTGTAGATGGTGATATTTTCACAAAACCAGAGCGTTCTACTTTGAGAGAAAAAGTTGGTAATGCATATGACGGATATCATGATGTCATATTAGAAGCTATGAACACTTTTAAAGATTCCGTGGAAAACACGTGTTTGATGGATGCTAAGTATAGGCCTATGTGGAGGATAATAGAAGGATTAATATTCTTTCTATTTGTAGACATGCCCAATGTGAAGGGTATGACCGACATGATAGCTTATGCATATAGATTTATATCTACTGTAACAGGTATGTGTACTATAGATATGTTTGCTTGGGTTAAAGATTATCTCAATCGTGATATAGATTTAAAAACACAGGATGGTGACGTGATGGAAGATAGAATACCAGTGTTAGAAGATACTAGTAGATTTTTTGGTGGTTCAGCAATGAAGCACTTTAAGAAATTCTTCTATGCATTAACTGCCATTGGAGTAGGCAAGATTATGGATATTACTGTAGATAAAACTATGTTTGAATGCATGTGGGCCACAATCAAGACCATGTTTGTGTCAACAGATTCGATAGTGTCAATATTTGAATTTATGACATGGTTAGTAAAGAATATAAAGGGTTTCTTTAAGGGTAATCGTTCTTTAAGAACGATATTCTTAGATGCCAATGAGGCTGAGGATTTTGATGCACGTGTTGCAAGTTTAGAATCATCATGGGAGTTGGTAAAACTCGGTGATGATAAAGCACCTAGTTTATGTACTTTTGGTATGGAAATAGCTAGGTTAGAAATTCTTGCTGAGAAGGAAATGCTTAAAGCTAAAGATCAAAAGGGTTTTAGGATAGCTATTGCGAAGCAATTGGAAAAAATTAAGAAATATGGTAATGAATTGCATATTCTTAATCAACAATCGCCTTTACGCGAAGCACCATTTGCCATAGTTTTGGTGGGTGGTTCTGGAGTTGCTAAATCAACGTTGGGGGGTATTCTTATTCCCAATTTGCAAAAAGCCATGAAGATTGGTGTTGGTGCACAATATAGTTTTAATTGGCAGCCAACGGAAAAGTTTGCTTCTGGCTATACAGGTGCTATAAACACAATATGCTTGGATGATCTTGCTAATTTACATGCAGAGTATACTGATACAACTGCACCTGAATTAATATTGATGTTGATTAATAATTTTAAACGTATGGCTGTTATGGCTGGATTGGAAGATAAAGGTAAAATTGTTATCAAACCCAAATTAGTATATGCCAGTAGTAATGATCCACAATTGGCATCATATTGTTCCATTTGTCCAGTGAGTATTTTGAGACGATTTAATTACCACATTGCAGTGCGAATGAAGCCTGCTTGCAGTGTTAATGGTATGTTTAAGGTATCAATGGATCATATTCCTGCTGATCATGCATATGATTGCTGGATTATGGATGTGTATCATTATGTACCAAAACCTGACAATACTAATCAAGGGGATATAGAATTTGATCTTCAAGGTGTTGGATTGTCAGAAGTTACTAAGTTTTTGTGTAAACAAGCTATTATATATAATGAAAAACAGAAACAATTAGTACAATATATGAATGGTGTGCATTTACAAGAGAATTGTAAGTGTGGTATCATGGCTTCAATTTGTAGAGAATGCTTGGCAGAAAAAGCAGATGATATTAAAAAGGCTCAATTATTAAAAGAAGAGGCAAATATATTGCATTATAAAATGACTATGCAAAATAATAAGAATGTGTATGAACAAGTAATGCGTCAAGTGAAAGATGAAATTGTTGTTCAAGCAGGTTTTATGGAGACTCTTAAAAATAATATTAATGAGAGTGTGGATAGTATTCGTGAAAGCGAAGCAAAGCGTAAACTTACGAATAAGTTCTATAACAAAGTAGATTCATCTATTGGTTGGTATAAGGCTAGTAAGATTTATATAGCCATAAAAGATATTAAAGATAATCCTTTTACATTAAGGCAATTTTATATAGCTATGGGTACTTGTTTTTGTGTTACAAATTTATGTGTTTTAACAACGACATCATTTTTGTTAGCATTGACAGGTATCACGTTGACAGCAATAACAACTACTGCTATTACAACTGTAGGAAGATTTGCGCATACATTGAAAATGACATTGCCAGAGACACTTACAGCAGCTTCGAAAATAGCAGAGAAAGTTGCTTGTAGTGCTGTCAAGGAATATGCACCTTTGTTGACCCTTATTGGTGTTTGTTCAGCAGCATATTTATTGTATAGGAGACGTAAAGTTCTTGAAGCACAAGGATCTGTTGCGAGAATGCCTGCACCACCTGGTGCATCTAATAGTTTTGATCCATATAGACCAATTATAGTCGAAACTGTTGATAGAAATGTCGACATGTCCACTAGTTGTGCTCAAGATATGGCGACACTTATTAAAAAGCACTTACATATAGCCGTTCTTACAGGTGCTCCTGGAGATAAAGAAGGCTTTTGTGTTTTAACACCTGTTTGTAGTGGTAAATGGATAATACCCTATCATGTAGTGATGAGGGGATTTACTAGGATGTCAATGGTTAGAGCTGATGCAATACACTTGAATGATAGACGCGAAGCATTAATTGCTGGTGCTTGGGAACGAATTGGGGATTCTGATTTGTGTATCATTGATTTACCGATGTTGGGTGATCGTAAAGATCTCACCAAAATGTTCTACAGTGAAAAGGATAATGGTGGTAAACAATATTCCACCAAGAGTGCTGGTGCCCTATTGATATGGGCTAAACCTAAAATTAAATCTCATCCTGGCGATGAGAATCGTGAGTTTATTGCTGTAGAAAAAGGTATACAAAAAGTAAATATTGTCACTGGATTAGTGAATATTAAGAGCCTAGATTATATATATCGTGGAGGCTCTCACATATCAGATTTCATTACGTATGAAGGGATGTGTGGTTCACCTATTATTACTGATAATATAGGTTCATCTATTGCCGGCATACATAGTGCTGGTATGGCTGGAACCAACACAGCTAGATATTGTTATGTGTCTAGAGAGGAAGTAGAAGCGGCTATTTCAGCATTGAATAGTCGTGGGGCTCATGTTCAGATGTGTGAATCCGGCGATTTTGCGAAAAATTTGCATTTTACTGGCACTAATTTTGGACATACATTTGAGTCTAGACCACATTCAATAAGTAGTTATGTGCAAGGACAATACACTCATTGTGGATGGAACACGTCTCAAAAAAGGCATTTTAAATCTAGTGTCAAAAAGACGGTGATTGCAGATAGTGTGTGTGAACAATTTGGTATTAAAATCCAACATGAAGCACCAAAATATATGAATCATTATGGTCCATGGAATGTGTTTGTTACGGCAGCAGCTAAACCTAGTGAGGTAGATTATGAGACTTTAGACCAAGCAGTAGCAGATTATAATGCAACAATACATGAGTATTGGGATGAACATCCAGAAGAAAATTGGAATGAGAGATTACATCCTTTGAGCCATGATGCTATATTAGCAGGAGCTGATGGTGTTCCTGGTTGTTATGGTGTTAATTTATCCACTAGTTTGGGTATACCATGGGCCAAGCCAAAGAGTATGTTTATAACACCATCTGAAGAGATAGTGGATGGCATTACACGCCCTTTGAAATTGGACGTTAAGCTTATGGCCCAAATTGTACAAGCCGAGAAAGATATATTGGCTGGCTCACGTATGCATTTTCCACATAGATGTAACCTCAAAGATGAGGCTGTTAAAATAGGCAAAGATAAAGTTAGAGTCTTTATGGGCTCTAATTTTATATATTTGTACTTGATGAGGAAGTATTTTTTGACAGTATCAATGTTGATTCAACAGTATCCAGAACTTTTTGAAAGTGCTGTTGGTATCAATTGCACAAGCATGCAATGGACTAAGTTACATGAACATGTTTTTAAACATGGTTCAAATACATGCATTGCTGGTGATTATGTGAAATATGACCAGAAATTTTGTGTAAAAGTAAGCTTAGCATCATTTAAGGTTCTTATCGGCATGCTCATTAGAGCTGGGTACACTGAGGAACAAGTACGTGGATGCACAGTATTAATG